CCCCAAGACAGCACAATTATTCCCTTTCTCTACTGAAATCACAGACGAGCTTAAAGAGAAATCCGTAAATGGCTAAGAAATCTAAGGGTTTAACGCACGAAGAAATAGAGAAGCTGGTTCTTGCAGAAATAAGCCTAGCGGAACAGTATTGCGATAGCAAGCGGGCGAGACGGCAGGAAGCTTGGGAGAGGTACTACGGAAAACCGCTAGGGAATGAGGTTGTAGGACGTTCTGAGTTTGTCACACGGGAAACCCTGGACACAATAGAATGGATGATGCCTTACTTCTGTAAGCAGTTTGCGAGCGGTGATTCAAAGGTTGACCTTGAGATAAAAGAGCAACCACCGTGGGTAGGCAAGGCGCTTATGGTTAAGCTCCAAGAAGACCTTCAGGATGGTGCCCCCACACTGTTTGTCCTTTTATACCAATGGATTAAAGACGCCCTTATAAGTGATACCGCCTATGTGAAACCGTATTACAACCTCGACCGCGACGAAGTGACCATTGAATTTGACGAACTCCCTTCTGATAATATGCAGCAGTTGATGTCAGATGAGGACGTGAAGGTAAAGAACGCTGAGATGATTGACCACCCTCAGTATGGCAGAATATTCGTGGATGTAAAAGCAAGGGTCACGCGGACGATAAAAGACCTGATCGCAGCCGAGAATGTTCCCCATTGGGAGTTTCTGACCGTCAAGCAGGCGATGGATATCAACGATGAACACCCCAAGGGCCAGCAAACGGAAGTCACCCTTGATTATCTCAAGAGGATAAACAGGGTACGTTCCCAAGATGGAAAGGATTTTTTCAAGGACCTTGATGAACTTGAAGATGCCGCTGAGGGCAGAACCCAAGGTGCCGAAAGCACACTGGAAGAAAAAGCCTCATACATGGACAAAGGCGATGAGACAGCTCCCAGCGACCCTACAACCGAAACCGGCCCACGCTCACCCGTGAAGTTCGTAGAGTGGTACACCCGCCTTGACGTTGACAAAGATGGATTTCTTGAAGATATCACTTGCTATATGGGAAACGATAAGCTTCTCAGGTGGGAGAAGAACAGGGACGGGTTTGTGCCGTTCTCTGCCCTGAAAGCCATTATCGACCCGTACAAAGCCCACGGTATCAGCTATGCCGACCTGCTTATTGAGATACAGAACCTAAAGACGCAAATCTTCAGGCGTATCCTTGATAACTTCGATTTCCAGAATGCGGGGAGGTGGAGAGTAAGTGAGCGGGGGAGTGTAGATGTTGATGCCCTTATGAACAATGCCCCGGGTGAAATTATCTTTGGGGAAAAGGATTCGGTAGAGGACATAAGCCCACAACCGTTTGATGGTCGAGCAATGGGCCTCCTTGAATACATAGACACTATCAAGGAGAACCGCACAGGCAGCACTCGTTACAATCAGGGAGCGGACTCAAATTCGCTGAATAAAACTGCTTCGGGCATTATGGCTATCCAGGGTGCCGCTATGCAGAGGATGGAACTAATCGCACGAATCTTTGTGGAGACGGGCATAAAAGACTTCTACAAGAAATGCGCCATTTTGTGCCAAAAGTACATGACCAAGCCGTTCACCACAAAAATACAGGGCGTTGAGCGGGAAGTCACCCCTGATATGATTCAGGGTAGGGTTATAGCGCGGGTGAGCATGGGCGTCGTGGCAGGCGTCGGTATTGAAGAAGCACAGAAGATAGAACGCATACTTGGTATGCTCGTGAATATCAACCAGCAGTTTCCAGGGTTATTGAGCCCGGAGAAGATTCACAATATAGCGAGAAAGTATATCACGTCGTTCGGCTTCAGGCAGTTCGATGACTTTATAGAAGACCTACAACAGTACGCTGAAAATTTCGAGAAGGGTCAACAGGCACAGTCTGAGACGCAGCAACAGATGATGCAGGCGCAGCAACAGAAAGACCAGTTTGATATGCAGCACCAGACGAAGGAACTTGAGCAAGAAGGCCAGCTTGGAATGCAGGAGCTACAACAGGAAGATATTGATAGCCAGCGTGACATGATGGTGGCATTGGAGAAGATTGATGCAAGCCGTGAGGCTGCTAAGATAAACCTACTACAACCGTTCTTACAGGGGCCACGTGGACAAGAAAGCAGAGCACAATAGGCAAGTTCAGTATGGGATAGAAAAGGATAAGCTCACTACTGCGGAAGATGCAGTACGGGCCGAAGCACTTCTCCGGAACCCACTCCTGAACAAGATTTTTCAGGACGAGCGGAACGAAGCGATTTTGGCGTTCGAGAGGCTTCCCTTAAATGCGACACTGGAAGAATACAAAACCGTTCATCTTGGGTTCTGGGCGATGAACAGGTTTCAGGGCCAGCTACAAGCGATACTGGCAAAAAACAGGCACCAGCAGGAGGTAGAATTAAAGAAACAACAACAACCTAAAGACGGTATAAGACCAAACATCTAGTATCACTAGATATTTAATTTAAAAGCCGACCGGCAACCACATCGTTGTCTCGTTGGCTTTTTGTATTTCAGGGCGATAGACCCGACAAAATTACACAGCGACATAGGCTGGAAAAATCAGGAGGAAGACCATGCCGAAGAAAAAGGCGACACAGGAAGAGGAAATTATAGAAGCAGAAGAAACCCAGGACGAAGTCGAGAACGAAGAGACTGAGGCTTTTGGAACTTATTTTGATGGTGAAAAAGCAGAACCAGTAGGGGGGGATACTGAAACCCCCGAGGGTACACCAGGAGGGGAAGTCGAGCAACCGGCGAAGGAAGAACCGCCTGTTGAGAAAGAACCTCAATTCACACTTGAGGAAGAGAAAGCTGCTGAACCCAAAAAAGCAGAAGATGATGGTCTTACCGAGATTATTCATCAAGGCCGGGTCTACAAAGTAACCCAAGCCGAGCTTGTCAACGGGTTTCAGAAGAGTTTCGACTACGACCGAAAGGTTGGTCCTCACGGTAAGATTGCTCAGATGATTGACGCTGACCCTGAGTTTGCAAAAGAGGTCAGAAACGCGTGGGACCGAAGGATGGGGCAGGGGCCGCAGGAAAAACAACCCCAAGCACCCGAGTTTCAAATTAGCCCCCTCACAGAAGATAAAAACGCTGAGGATTGGCTTAGGGAAAACCTGGTCAATTTCAGCAAGGCACAAAAGCCAACGGTGGCACAACCACTACCGCAAAAACCTGAAGATCCTCGTGTATCCATGCTAAAGGCGCTTCAGGTACACGACCCGAAAAACTATAGTTTGATAGTAAACAACCTTGAACCATTCATAGCAGACCTACCCTACAAATATCACAAGCAGATTGATGACGCGGTAAGGCAGGGGAACACCGCCCCGTTCTTACAGATGTGCGACTTTGTAAGGGACAGCGTTTTAAAAAAACAGAAAGCAACACAAACGACCGGAGAAACCCAGCCGATAACGGAGACACCTACACAGCAGGCAACCCAAGGGAAACCACGTAACGTGCCAGCCTTTAGGGTTAAGTCCGGTGGAGGGGAACCAGAAAGGCCGTCTGACACAAAAGACCCCTGGACGCATAATAACGCCGATTTCAGGGCACTGATGAATAGCGTGAAAGAAAAACAATATCAATAATTCAGAGTGATTCATTCAATTTCACAAAAAGGATCGCTCTGTGAAATTGGAGGTAAGATAGATGACTGTTAATGTAACCACAACGAGTAATATCGAAACCAACTTAAAGGGCCACTATGACCGGAATCTGTTGGAAAGGGCAGTGCCCGCACTGATTCATGGAAGATATGCCCAAGTCCGACCGATGCCGAAGAAAAAGGGCAGTCGTATCAATTTCCGTAGGTACAATTCGCTTGCGGTCAATACTACGCCCCTGACCGAAGGTGTAACCCCGGCAGGGCAGAAGTTGTCCAGTACGGACATTTACGCAACGGTCCGGCAGTACGGTGATTTTGTAACTTATTCCGACTGGTTGGACATGACCGGCCTTGACGCTACCATAGTTGAGGCTACTGACCTGCTTGGTGAGAATATGGGTGAAGTTATTGACACCCTTGACAGGAATGTATTCATCGCTGGAACCAGTGTTCGATACGCTGGTGGTGTG